TTGCAGTTTTATCTTCTTTTACCCAATTATTTTTTTCCCATTTTTTACAATAACTGGTAATACAATTTATTACATACATACTATCAGTATATATGTAAATAAATCCTTTATAATCTTCATTCTTTAAAATATATAATGCTTTTATACATGCTAATAATTCTGCTACTTGATTTGTAATTTTATCAGTTGTTATTACTTCTGATATATTTCTTGCATCATTATCACCAAAAAATACACCAATACCACCAATTCTTTGTTTATTCTTTGAAACAACATTATTATTTAATGAAGATCCATCACAAAATACACTAATTCTTTCACTCATTTGATAATATACTATATATAGATAATATATATATAGATAATATATTAGAATATATAACTTATAAAAAAAATTGAAAATTATTATTATAATGTGATAGGTAAGGATATATTATATAATTAAATGGTTTTTAAGTCTATTAGTACTGGACATACTAAATTTACAAGTTATTCTCATTCAGGGAATATGATACTTACTGTACCATCTCTTTCAGATGAGTATCGTAAGTATCTCAAACGTCAAGAACGTTTGCACAGTGGAACTGAAAGCATTAGCACTCTTTCAATTATTCCAACAATTGATACTACGGTAGAATCAATCAATAAATACCTAAACGATCATACGAAGTAAGGGTTTGATTTCATCTATTAAATCTTGTTTTTTGCATGATTTAAGCCATGATTGTTTTATAATATTATCATTAAGAAATAATAATACATGGTAATAATCAAGAGAATGAGTTTCATCTATATCATTATCTTTTAATAAATCAGGATTATATTTTATAATCCCGGTTTTTAATTCATGCATAGTACAAGTAACTGCATGATTATCAATTGTTTTATCATATTTGATACCAAGTACAACTCTTGGATCTCTATAATATCTGGTAGTAACTTCTGGATAATAATTCTCATCTTTAAGATTTTGCTCATATTGAATAGATCCAAAATCTGCTAATTTTATTTGAATATTATTTATTTGATCTTCTGTAAATAAGTCACTTTCTCTATCTGATAGAACTGCTTCAAAATCAATTATTTCATGTATAAATTTATTAAGTTCTAATAATATCTTATATTTATCTTTTTTATATTTATTTTTATCATTTGTATTATTCATATTATATTGTTTTTTTATTTCACTCATATTTTCTTCAAATGTTTCCTTTAATTTTAATTTATTAAATTTATCCATAATTTTTTGATATTTTTTATTCACTCCACAAACTAATATATTTTCTGGTTTTATGTCACTATGTATAATATCAAAATTATGTAATACTTTTATTGCTTCATTTAATTGTTTTTCAATTCTATTAACTGTTTCTTCTGGTAATCCTTTATGATATTTTTCTGTTTTAATTACATCATATACTGATCCTGCCATTAAATCCATCACCATACATACATATTTGTCATCTTCTTTTTCTAATATAAATGAATATTTTAGTGTCATTAATGTCTTTAAATTTTTATTTTGTTTAGTAATTTTACTTATTATTTCATATATTTTTAATTCTTCTAAACCTTCTTCATAATCTTCTGGAGTTTGTATTTTTATTGCATAAAATTTTCCATCATCAATATTATATGTTAACCATACTGATGAAAATGAACCATATCCGATCTTATATAATAATATATATTGATTATTTATTACATCATTTTCAAATTCATCTCCATTTGTACTATAATCAATATCACTTGAATTTGTAACATCTGAATCAGATGATTCATTTGATGATGTATTTGTACCATAATATGAACTAGATGATCCACTAGATTCACTAGATGATCCACTAGATGGTCCATTAGATGAAGTAGAAGTTAATATTATTTTTTTAAGTTTATTATTATTCATAACTATATATATTTTTAAATCCACATATTTAAACTAAAAAAAATTGATTTTTTTATATATTACAGTCATATTTGATTAATACATATATTAACAAGATGATGAATGAGAATTCAACAAATGAATGGCAATCTGCCAAGCCAAAGAAATTTTTTAAGCAAAGTACATTTGTAGAAAAAAAGAGTTTTGAAAAGAAACCTTTTGATTCTACAACAACTACTATGCCTATTATTATTGATGTAAATGAAAATTATGTACCAAAAGGTATTAGAGATCAATTTAATGCTATTTTTTGGGATAATGTATCTGAAAAAAGTTTATCAACATATGATAAAAATGTACTAATTCATAAAGCAATTCATGCTTTTAGCTCAAAAAATAAAAATCCAACAAGTATGAGAAAAAAATTAAATATTTATATAATCCACAAAGCATGTAAATTAAATAATCATGAATTACTTTCATCAATTATTGAGAAAGAAGTAAAAGATAATCATATTGATCAAACAGTTTATACAAATGCAATATCATCAAGTAAATCTGGTAATAATATTCTATTAGATGCAGCTTTTTATGGTAGTAGAAAATGTATGAATTATTTAATTATTCATGGTGCAGATTTAAAACATACTAATAAAGAAGGAGAAGATATATATAAAATACTTTTAAATGGTCGTATTTATAAAAAATCAAAATATCCATTAACAGTTGATGCAATTGATGAAATTTATGATGAATGTATTAAATTAGTTAAAGAAGCTGAAGAAAGAATGAGTTCTGAAAAATATAGACCTGAAGTAAAAGCAGTCGGTGGAGCTGGTGAATCTAGTGGAAGTGGAGTCAGTAGATTCAACAGTATTCTTTCTAGTTCAAGTTCAGAAGTAATAGAACCTGAAAAGAATATTTTTAGATCTGACTATGATTTTGATTCACTTACTGAAGATATATATACATATCTTGAAGATCAATATAAATTTAAGGAATTAATTTCTTTTTTGAAGAAAGATGATAAATTAGTTGAATTACTAATTAAAGTACTTGATCATGAAGATATGAAGGATTATTTGATTGATTATCCATATGCATTAAAGGTAATTTAAATATTATATAATTCTTTATTTATAAAATAATAAAAATTAAAAAATTGAATAATTAATTTATTAATTTATTAATTATATAAGGTATATAATTTCTTTAAAATGGAAGATAAAATACAAAATACAATTCCAACTGGTGCATATGATATGGTTGCACAACAAATTAAAAATCATGTACAATCAAGATGTCGTCGTGATAATACTCAATCAATAAATGTTTTACAACGTTTAGAATTAAAAATTAAAAATACTAAATTAACTATTTCAAATCTTAAAAGTATTATTGATACTAATAGACAAACTGTAGATAAATTAAATGAAGAAAATAATGAAATTCATTCAAATTCTGAATATATACATATTATAAATTTAATTAATCAAATTAATACATCAAATAATAAGAATAAATATTTAAAACAATTTGCAAATATTGATAAAAGTGTATATGATAGATTTAATAATAATAAAATTCAAATAGAAGCACTAAATAAAGAAATTGAAGAATCTATTGAAGAATTACCTCTTCATGAATTCACTCTAAAATCAGATGAAAATATGTTACCTTATATAAGATATGAGAATTTACTAACGAAATCTCATGAAAGTAGACTTGAAGAAATTGAAAAAATTTATAAAAAAAATAATGATCTTGATGAACTTCGTAAATTAGTTCATTATTGGTGCCAATTATTTGATACAGCCTTATATGGAAAACATTATGTAGCTCCTTATAAGAATCATCCTATAGAATGGGAAACTCTTTCTGAAGGTTTTAAAAATAATATGATAAGAAAATATATGTATTTTTATAATAATAAAGAAAAAGCTTTTGAAGAAATTGATAAAACTATTCGTAAGATGAATTCAAATGGTTCATTTGATTGGCTTAATGATGATTGGTAAATTATTTTATTTATATAAATGTTTAGATAAATTAACATAATTCTTCAAAATTTGAAATAGCATCATCAATATTTCTAAATCTAACAAAATAATCCTGTATTACAGCAATTGTTTGTTTCTTTCCATTTTCCTTTAATTTACTAATTAATATGTTAATCTTAGTTTCATCATTTTCTTTATAAAAATCATTGACAATCTCATCAAATTGATTACCTTCTGCATATCCAATCTCTAATAACATATCAATTCTACCAGGACGTAACATATTTGGTGGAATTTTATCCAGATTATTAGTTGTAAAAAATAGAAAGCTTCCATTTACACAATCATTAATACCTGATAATGCATTAATAAATCCAGTATAAGTTAATTTTTCACTACCACTTTCTTTCTTAGGATCTGAGCTTACTACGATAGATGATGATGGTTTTTCTGAAAATAAGCAACATGTATCAAAGTCATCAAAAAGATAAATTTTTGTCTTTTCATCATCATTTAAATCATTGAAAATTTGATTGATATTCCCATCATTAAAATTATTTAAATTAATAATAATAATATCATAATCAAAATGAGATGCAATTGCTTTAATAATGGATGTTTTTCCAGTACCTGGAGGACCAACTAACATATAACCTCTTTTATAAGAAATACTATGTTCTTTATAAAATGATTCCATATTTTTAAACTTTGTAATATCATCTAATAACTTTTGTTTTAATTCTTTTTTCAAATAAACTGATTCTAGTTTTCTTTTAGGTGCTGATTTTTTACTAAATTCAACATAATCATCTCTTGCATAAACCTTAGCATATCTTAGAGTAAGCATAGATTTATCAGTATCTTCACAAGTTCTAACATGAGTTTTAATAAATTTTAAAAAACGATCAATATAAGCACGATTACAATACCAATAATTAAAATATAAGTAAAATGGTTTTGCACCATCATAATCATAAGATAAAGAATTTACATCATATTCTATCCAAACACTTATTTTCTCAAACATAATTTTTTTTTGAATATAACTTGGCTCAGGTGTTTGAAATTCACTCGATCTGATTGACTTATTTTCAGCATAAGTTGACTTTGAAGTTTTTGGAATATATCCTAATTTATCAATCCAATCAAAAGAATTTAGTCCATTTAGTAAATATACTTGATTCTTCATGGAAACTTTTTCTGCAGCATGAAATTCTTTGAGATAAGAAACTAATAGTTTATACATTTTTAATCCAGATTCAATTTCAACAGTAATATAATTTTTTCTTATACACCATAACATGATTTGTGGTAAATATAATGGTAATTTAAATACTAATCCAAAAGCTAATGCAACTAAACCAAATATTGTTGAAAACATTGTAGTAAATTGCATAATTAACTGCAATATAACAAATTGATCAATTTGTTGATTTCCAGTAATAGTAGTATTTCCTAGATATGATGTGAGATTTGATTGGATAATATCCATTATTTTATATAGCTAATGTACTAATAACTAGAAATAATACTTTATTCAATTTTTTATTTTTTTAGGAAATTGTTAAAGTACACTGTTAAACTGTTAAAATGTTAACTAGTATACTTTTAAAGTAAACTATTAATTGTTATCTGGTAAATAAAAATTTGATAGTTAAAATATAATTATTATTTTAAAAAATAGTATAAGAATGAATATTCAAGAAATAATATTTTCTAATGATCCAATATTATTTAATAAACATGAAATTAATATAAAAATTTTTTTATTAGATCTTATAAATAAAAATCTTTTAGATAATGAAAAATATGAAGATATTATTAATTTTTTTATATTAAAAAAAGATAAAAATTTTTGTGATAGTCTTAATAATAATAAAATTTGTAATATTTTTTACAATAGTTTAAATAATCCTCATACAGTTAATATATTTAATTCAAATCAAATTATAATTTCAAAATCATTAAATATTTTTAATGATTTATATGATGTACAAACGAGATGTTTAAATTTAAATTTAGATACATATTTAAATGAAAATATAATTAAAAGAAATTTAATGCAATTAGATGAAAATAATATTAATAAATCTCTTGAAATATTAGATAAAATATATTCTGTTTTTTTTATTAATGGAAATATAAAAAAATTTACTATAATGTATAAAAATATTAATGAAATTATATCATTAAATAAAATGGAACTTAC